TTTTTTTTTTTTTTTTCAGGCTCCCAAAAGAAGTAAGGGATAAGCTTACCTTAGAGGGCAAGCGAACCTATACCTTCGAGACCGTGCGAGGAGTGCTAATGGGCGAACCACTTACAAAGTCGGTCCTAACGGCAGCCAGTATGGTTGCATACCAAGCCGCCAAAATAGGACTAGACTCATGTAAGTTAAGCGGAGCCTTAATAATCGGAGACAAGCGAAGCCGAGAGCAGAAAGAAAGGGAGAAAATACTCCACTTCTCCTGCGCTGGCGACGACCACACAGGAATTTCGAAATCGATTGAGACACTCAAAAAGATTCCAAAAGTCCTCGAATCGATGGGATTCGAAATCTCGTGGGAAAAGTACAGAATAAGTAAGAAATACGTTCACTACTGCCAGGACTTCGGCTTGGCACCCGCAATCCGGACGACCATACATATGGATACGCCCAGAATGCGACTGTTTAACCAATTCCGGAAAGAAGGAGCTTTTGACAACTTCGAGACGCCCGACCCTCTAAGGGGCAAGGCGAAAGATCTCGAAAGAAGATCGAAAGCTGCGCTCTCAGTAGAACGATTCGAAACTTCCAGACAAAGGGAACTAAACGGCTATACGCCAATGTTTCTGAGGGCAAACCTGACGTCCTTCTATGAGAAGAACATACTGTTTGATCCGGGAACCTACGCTCCAACGTTAGTTGGAGGAGTAGGAGTTCCGTTGCCTGAATGGATAACTGAACCAAAAATCGAGAATTTCATCAGGATCTCCATAGCATCAATGCTATTCGAGAGAACCAAAGACCACATGACAGAGTCGTTATGGTCGAGAGGAATTTCGACAAAAATAAACCTCTATTCTTCTTCGGTTTTAGGCCTGAACGAAACAAACATCCTGTCCTCAAAAGAGGCATGGGATAAAGTTTATTCAGACTTGCATTCCGAGGCCGATTCGACGGCACCGTCCAGACGTCGCATAGTAAAAGCTATCGCGACAGATTTCGTGGATATATCTAAGCCCAACAACGTTGTTGGGAACAAAGAATATCCATACGGAAGTCTGATTGCCGGAACGGCAGATAAAGTCAAAGTTAAACCGACGCGGACTAGACAGTCTCTACGAAAGATTTGGAACTTCAGGAGGTCGGAACCATTCGATGGACCGATCCCCTTAACCCCGGATCAACTAGATAGGATTAGGCCAAGGGCCTATGTATCTAGGGACTACCTGCAGTCTGTTACGAATACAGGCTTTGTCTCGCCAAGGTTAGACATAAGAGGAAATTTCTTCAATCAAGACATGAGAGGCACTTGCGGTCCCCGGAGATTCCTGTCTCTGGCTCCCGTAATGCCCACTCGACCTGATCGAGATCATGACCTCACAGATCAACTCGGAGAATCTG